CTACAATATTTTTAAGTTGCGATTGGTTTATATCCATAGTAACCAATATACGCTAATCTACTACAAATCCAACCACTCTTGTGGAATAGTTTTATCAGCGTACTTAAAGCCGTGCTTAGTGCACCAATCAGCATATGTTGTTGGTGATCCTTTTCTAATTTTGTTTTTAGAATTTTGAAATACAAATCGAATATCCAACTCAGGATGTTGTTTTTTTATGAGCACGTGCTTCTTTCTATCCTCAGTTACAAACCTTCCTTTGGTCTCTATAAAGATTCCGTTTGGAAGGCGAAAGTCTGGTGTGTATGTGTGATCTGTTGCTGGTATAATGTACTTGATCTTATGCTTCTCGTACTCACCATCAATATTATGTTGCTTGAGTGTGCTATCTACAATCTCCTCAAGACCACTTCTATAACCATTTTTAACTGCTGCTTGTCTTTTTGTAACCTTTCTTGCCATTACATGTCGTATCTTATTATGAATGTTGTATCTACGTTCTGTGGTGGTTGTATTGGATGACTTAAAGTTCCTATTACTAATAGATCGTTGCTGTCATTATATAACCCTACCCTTGATACATATGGTCTAAAATCTGAACCAGTTGCAAAGTCTTGTAGTTCGAATCGATTTCTTTCAGAATTATAGTAGTGTAATGTTGGATTGTTACTGAATCCAAACTCTCCTGGTGAGATTGTGCAGCTAACTTCATTTTCGTATATTGTGGTTGTTCCACGATATTCTATATTAGTTACTACCGAAGCTCCGTTGTTTAGGTCATAGCCCAATTCAGGGTCATCAATTATGATTAATCCTTGCTTTCTAGCTACTATTCCGTAAGTGTTGTGAAGGTTGGAGTTGAGCGAGCTTAGGTTCATTGATTCGCTAACGTTAAATGATGTGTTAAAAAACGCAGCATTATTAACGATAACGTTAGAACCACTGTTTCCAAATTGATCCGATCCTATGTAGATATTGCTTTTGTTCGTGCAATATCGATCACTGCTGTATAAAGTGTCAGCAAAGCTATTTGTCTGTAAAAAGCTTGCACCTCCTTGAGCTATTATGTAGGTTGAACCACTACGCATTAAAGTCAAAGCAGCTTGATTATCGTATGCAAAGGATGATGTATAGTTTAGCGTTGTGTAACCATCGCTTTTTTGAAAGAGTATTTTGTTACTTCCACTTAGATGCGTTAGACTATATGGGTATCTGAAAATAGGTTGATTGTATGTATTACCATTCTCGTCCACCTTAATAATCTCTTCAGTTGATTTTTTCTGAAGGAGTATGCTCGAGGTACCGTTGCTACTTGTACTAAAAGCTAGTGTTATTGCAAAATCTCTGTTTTGAAAATTAAAAAGATCATTTACAACATCTCCCTTCGGTTGAATTACAATAGAACTCGTATCGTATAGTGTGTTGTTTAATTTTAAACTAGTTTGGTTTCCTGAGAAGGGGAGACTGATTTCTACATTATTAAACTGTACAGTTGATTGATACTTGTCGTAGTCATACTCATAAACATTGCTCAACGTATCTCCAAACTGTCTTGTGTAGTTTGTTGGCTTTAGTGAAAAAACTAAATTTTCAATAGGCAATCCTTCCGTTCCTGCTAAATAACGACTGCCACTTAATGGGACGAGGTTTCCATAAGCATCATCGACAAGGAGCGGTTTGTTGTCTATATCTATCTGCAGACTTAGAGGCTCTATACCCTCCCCAAAGCTACTTTGTGGTATGCTTATTATGTGAGCATCTCTATGTAAGAGACGAGGTTGATAGGTATGATTTATTTGCCCAAACGATGCTTTTGCGTTTGAGTAGTAGTGTCGATAGAATTGACTATCAATGCTATGCCACACTGAGCTCTTTAGCTTGTAGTTAGTAGTAAAGTCTGATCCTGATACCGGTACTAATGGGTTATTTCCTAAGTCCTCTGGATTTGTGTCTAATGTAGCGGAGTATGTTACAAATGCATCTGTACCACTAAAGCGCTTGTATGCTCTAAATGGAGTCAGTCTTACGTCCGATTGATCTAGGTTTCTAAATATTCCTGCCATTACGTATAAATATGGTCATAAAAAGAAACCCTCCATATTTGGAGGGTCTGTCCTTGAATGCTATTCAAAGAGGGGTTAGTAGTCTAATTTTACTTTAACCAACACTTCACGATTGAAAGTCTTCAACAATGGTTGACTTAACTTAGCAACTGCTAATAAACGGTTTTGATCATCGTACATTCCTATTGACGTTACGTATACGCTCGGGTTACGCAACATAGATGAGTGTACAAAAGATCCATTAGATCCCGTTACAAACGTTGGGTTGTTTGAGAAGTTAAATTGTTTATTTGTAATTCTAACAAAGTAATGCGTAGAGTTTACCTTTTCTTCGCTTCTTGCTGCAAAGTAGTTCGATGCACTTATACGAGAGAATAGTGATATTGCGTTTTTAACTGTGTTGGATGCTGATCCTGTGTTAAACTCTGTAGCTGGTATCATACCCAATGATGATGATAATAACGTTGCATTAAACACCATTATGCCAGCATCTGGATAGAAGAGTCCGTATACTGTACTTCCCGTAGTAATTCCTGCTGATCCTGATAGTATGTTGAATACTCGGCCTGCACTTCCTACTGATGGGTCTGTGTCAGCTCCACTATTATCACACAGAGTGATAAAACTACCAGTTCCACCTGATCCGCTCAAATGTCCACTACCACTTGCAATTCGAATTTCCCAGTTTCCTGGATCGATCTTTTGGCGGTAACGTGCTCTGTTGATGTTTATTACAAAGATGTCATTTGGTGTAGTTGCATTGACACCACTTCCAAAAGTAAATGCTGTGTCTGTTGGTGGTAGTAAAAGGTTGCGATACTGGCTGTATACAGCTCTTGTTGGTGTATCGTTTGCATTTTGTCCAACTGTATTTGGATCACCTACGGAGCCACTTCCGTTTTTATTTCCATACGCTACTGCAAACTGAACTGCTGCATTTGTTGCTGTTTGTGGATTTCTATGATAAACGTCTGTGTAGTACGTACCCGCTACAGTCTGTTGTGTGGACGATGTGAAGAAACCAACTCCTGCAGAGTATCCACCTGATAGTGGATTTACATTCTCTGACCAAAGAGGGCTGCTAACCACCTGAACATCACCAACTATAATGTCATCTGCTGCGTTGAAATTTTTATATATTTCTGCCATTTTGTTTTATATTATCTTGTTGCTTGTATGTCTGCGAAGTCAGCGCTCAAGTTAATTGCTACGCTAATGCTAACGGTTTTAAATCCACCAGTTTCGTTTCCTATAATAGTCAATAGTGCACTCTTTGCTGTTGTAGTTGGTTTTGCTCTCACAACAAACTTAGTACCAACTCGAGTTACTGTTGAACCAACTGTTGATATACCATTAACTTCGTCGTCTAAGAAGCTTGTTGCACTTGTTGTGCCTGCTCCTGCAAGAAGTGAGTTAGATACTCCTTTAATAACTCCATCAGGTGCTACTTCTAAAGTACCTACTGTATCGTCTGATAGGATCGCTGTGTATCCTAGAGCACTGTTTCCACCAGCCAAATTTAGTGTGCTTGGTGTTACTGTCACAGACTCTTGTAAGCTTGTTAAGCTTATTGATCCAGGATTAATGCTAATTACCGGTACGCCTAATACATCTTTTGGTAAGGTTACCAACTTATAACGCATCATTTGTGCCTCGTCTGGGTTAGCTTCTACTACTGGCATTGCTTCGATTACAGCTCCATAGTAGTTAGAACCTAGTGTGTGCGATGGATTCCACAGTGTATAATCAATCTCATCATCGCTAAGGGCAAACTTTGTAATGTTTAATCTACCTCCAGCAGCTAAGATTTGTCTGCCTTTGTTTGTCAGTATTGCGTCTACTGTGACGGTTGAGTTATCTAAATATCCCATTGGTACTTATTATTTTGATATAAATATGTTGTGTTAAGTAAATTCTTTACGTTATCTTTGTAGTGGCGTATTTCTAGGTGTTGTTCCTGGGTTGCTTACTGTTACACCTCCACCACCTCTCTGTACTGGTGTTTGGTTATTAGTAGGGCTTACTGATATATTAGAGCCTAGGCCTGTAATTACTTCAATCACTGGACCTCCATCTATCGTGTCAGGACTATCTACATTCACATCTGCTGCTGTCAGTTTGCATCCGTCATACTTCTGATTACGTTGTCCTATGCTCGCTAACGGTCCTACTTGGTAGTCTTGTACCGCTGTCATTACATAAGGCTTGACTGTTAAGCTATCGATTTGGTAATTAGCTCCGTTAAGTGCGCTTTGACTGGTTTGCATGGTAAATGCTAAGTACGGGCCATCAGCCTTTGTAAAGTAGACGTACTCGGTTGCTGAAGTTGTTGTTGTTATTTGTCTTGTGTAAGCTGACCCTGTTCCTCCAAATCCTACAACGATCTGCGTGTTTTGTGGTGCGCCAGTGTCTACTCTGTATCTAGTCTTAAATCGCACCTCGTATATTGTATTTGGATAATCCTCGTAGTAAAATACCGGTACTGTCACCGATCCAGTTGCTACTAAACTAGGTGGTACAATATATTCAAGCGATCCAGTTCCTTCTATTACTGGCGTGGGAGAGAACTCGGTAAAATATGACGTAGGAGTTGTGTTAAATCTAAATCCAAATTTTCCTAAGGCTGTTTGAAAGTAGCTTCCTGTGTATACAGTGTTAGGAGCATCAACGTTAAAAGATCCTGTTCCGTTAAAGAAATCGTATACATTATACGGAACTTCTGTTGGACTAAACACTTCTGATGGTCTTGATTTAGTTGCGTCTAAGGCAAGTGGATTTGAGTAATCGTCTCCAACGCTGTTAAGATATGCAAATCCTGCTGAGTTTGTTGTTATTCCGGTGTAGGGGATACTTCCGGTTCGATACCATGATGGGAATATGTACTGACTTCCTTCTATCTTATCTCTGCCATACGACGTTATGTTTGTATATATGGTATCTTCTAATGGTTCTGTTTGTGTGTTATTGTACTCAGTTTCCTTTGCTGAGATGTTTACTATTTCTACACCGACAGAGCCTTCTGGTACTTCTGTATTATCTGCTGCGATTTCTGTTTGATGTGTGTCTAGTGATCCAGTTAAATTAGATAGGTCTGCTGTTGGTTCACCTACAGATGGCATATCAATTAGAGTTTCATAATATTCATCCTCTGCGATAGGTCGACTTACTGTTTTTACTTTGCTTCTATCTAATAGATGCGGCTCTAGTACTAAACCGGTTTGTAAATTAGCACGATATGGTACCATTTGCTTTATTACAGAAAACAAAGAACCATTAAAGTGTTGTAATAATCTTACATAGTTTTGAGTCTTATGAGGTATTACGTTTTTCTTTAAATACTCTTGACGTATGTAGGCTAAATCCTCATAATTGTTTGAGTAGGTCTCCTCGTAGCTTCCTATATAATCATCTAAACTTAACCCAGCAAACTGCTCTGCTATGTCTTTGTTGATTTCGTCAACGGGTGATAAGTATATTCCTAGTCTTGGACTATCAATTGGTTGATCATCTTGCAGAGAAACTTGCGTTGTCTTGTT